TTTGTGCTTGTGGTGAGTAATCTTTAAAATTTGATACAAGTTTATTAGCGTCTAGATTATCTCCAACAAGAATTTGTGGTGTGGATATTTTATTTTTCTTACCAAACGCTTTTGACTTAGCATTAAATTTTTTAATGGCTTCGGATATATTTGTTTCTTTACCTTCGTATTGAACAATATCTTTTTTGTTTTTTACTGCATTTACGATAGCTGAAAACGGTTTATCTATTTGTTTACCTTTTTTATTGTTTATTTCTTTATCTATTAGTTGTACATTTTCTACATAACCTGGAGCATTTTTAAAGGTTGCTGATAAACCAAATACTTCATCAACAACTTTTCCTTTATCTGTTCCACCAACAACATTTCTTAAATTTCTAAATCCTTCTTTTGATTCTGTTTTTATTCCTAGTAGTGAATCTCTAACTCTAAATCTATAATCTCTAATTGTACCTTCTCTAAATTTAAAATCTTTTGTGTTATCTTCTATGTTTTGAATTATGTCTCCCATTTTGTCTGCTGCTATAGGTTTAAAACCTGGAACTGGTCTATTAGCAGATATGGCATCTAACAATTTAGCGGTATCATCAGAGGCTTTACTTAACATATCCTCTTGAACAACCACACTAGCTTTATCAAAATCTTTTCCAAATATGCCTCTAGCCACATCTTCTAAGTCAGCGTCAGGATCTTTTACGAACACATCTCGTACAGCGTTAGCTGCTTTTGCAGATTTTGCCATAGCAACTTTAGCAGCTTTTTCACTTTTTGGTAAATTAGATACTCTTCTAAATTCTTGTGGTGTGTATGTTTGTATATCTTTAACAGTATCACCTAATAAATTTTTTATATCTACAGAATCAAAAAGTTCTTTTGCTCTTGCTTTCACAGGTTGTCCTTGAAGATATTTTCTTAAGTTTAATGAAAATTCACTTTGATGTGTTTGACCTGTTTTACTTGGTGTTCTGAATGTTTCAATCCAGTTTTCTGCGTTAGGATTCTTTAACCATTTTTCTAAATCTTTAAGACCTTTTTGAAAAGATTTACTTTGCACAGGTGTTAAGTTTGGAATATCTACGTTAAATTTTTGATTACCAAATACAAAGCCAGCTTCTGCAAAATTTTCTCTCTTAATAAAATCTAAAGACTCATCCATCAAACCTGGACCAATCTTTTGTAAAGATTCTAAAAGTCTTTGCTTTCTATTTTGTTCTTGTAAATCTAAAAGTGCTTGTGGTTTTTCTTTTGGTAACTGTGTTTCAATAAAGTTACCGACCTTCATGTTCCAAGTTTCTGGTGTTCCAAACTCGGCCATGTTACATCCCCATCAAGTAGCTAAGACCACCGCCTGCGTTTTTAGTTCTTGGTGTAGTTTTGAAAGCTTTTAAAATTTCATCTGTGCTCATGCCTTTGTCCATCATTTTAAATGCTTCATCCATTGTTGCCATAACTTCTGCGATTCTTTGTGGATCGTCATCAGCCATGATCTTTGCAATCAGTTCATCAGAAATACCAGGGTATTTTAATTTTAAAGTCATTCTTGTAAAAAACTGAGGAGCAACTTCTTTATAATCTTGTAGTTCATCTAAAGCTCTTCTTGTTTGATTTTTAATTTTCATGTCTTCGGTTAGCTCAACTTCGTCTGCCATTTTAATATTGTCTTTACCTAATTTTGATTGCATAAGTTTTAATAAACCTTTTGCTGCTCCAGCTGCAAAACCAATACGACCACCTTCAGCCATATCAGGAATATCATCATCTAAATCTTTTAATTTGTCGCCAAGATCTTTTTCATCAGCTTCATCCATAATTTTTTTCATCTCTTCAGTTGTATAACCTTTAGGTGCATCTTTGTTTATTGGAGCATCATACAAACCTTCTCTTTTCAAAAGATCAGTTAAGTCTTTGTATGAACCGCCTCTTCTATCAATCTCTAACATCTCTTCAGAAATGTTGTTAATGTCATTTAAAAAATCTTGTCCAAAATTTTCTCTAACTAAATCCAAAGGATCTTTGCTTCCAATCTTAATTCCTTTATTTTCTAAAATTAATCTTGCACCTGCTCTTGTAATTCCAACTGCTGGATCTAATGGTCCACCAGGTCTACGTGGATCTTTATCAAATTTTTCAAATTCAAAAGCTTCATCCTCATCTATCGTAGATGTCTTTGGTGCTTTGTATTTTGGATCTAGTAAAGATTCTACACCTTGTTGTCTCATTTTGTATTCAGCAGATTCTTTAATTGCTTTGTCTGCTAGACTTCCTGGTTCAACACCTTTTGGTAAACCGATTTCTGATTTCAAAGTCATGATGCCTTCATCACCAACTTTCTTTTTTGTACCAAGATCAAATACTTCAGCTTCAGGTTTTACTTCTTTCACAGACTCTGTCTGTGCTGTGATACCTTGTTCTTTTTTTCTAGCGTCTCTAAGTTTTTTTAAATTTGCTAAATAGTTTTCTTGTTCTCTTCTGCTTCTATTTGTAATCTGAAATGGAGCGTACTCTATAAGTTTTTCTTCGATTGTATCTAAAAGTTTTGGATCTTTAAATGCGTCTTCAGAGTAAGTATTTTTAGTAGGTGCGTTTGAGTCAAATTGTTTTGGTTTAACTACATTTGTTCTAGTACCAATGAGATCTCTGACAAACTTGCTGCCATACATTTGTTGTAATATTTCTAATATGAGTTTACCCATCAGTAATAATTCCTTTTAACTTTGTTCAGAGGTTCGTCCTTCTCATCGTCTGGATGTAAAACGAAACCACCCTGCCTGAATCTCATGATCGCTTGTGTGGTCGAGTCCACAAGGTCATCATGGTCGCCAAAAGGGAAAGCTGCGCATTCCTCAATCACCTCTTCAGCGAATTCCTGGTCAGGAGCCCATATCATACCAGATTCGAACAAAGGTGCAACCGAATTTACTCGTGTATGCTTATCGTTTCCTTTTGATGGAGTGTAGTTGACAACGGGTATACCCATCTTTCTCAACTCATCTGTAAGAGGCTGACCTGATGCTTTGGCCTCAATGATAACTGTATCAGGATCCCAATACTTCCATTGCTCATAGGCAACTTGTTTTAACTCTGGAAAGTCATATCTGCCTTTCTTTGCATCTAATAATATTAAACTAGCTGGACTATCATCATCTAAATAAAACACACCCCAAGTTGTGATTGCAGAATAATCTGATGTTTGTTTTTTACCAAAGGCTGTATCGTATGATTGTATAACGTGCTTCAATGCAGGAATATATTCTTTGTCCCAAATATTCCACCACTCACGTTTGATGATAGCTCCTTCTTCTGATGTTGGGTTTTGCATATACTGAGCATTCCATTTCTGGATACCTGTAGATGCTTTCACTGCTTCTAGTTCTTCTAACTTCCAATACTCTGGCCATAGTGGTTGACCTGATGGCATGATAGCTGGGAACTCTACAATTTCCCACTGATCAGCTTTAGCCTCTCGCTGCGCGCCAAGTAATCTCCCTGTCAGATCCTTT